AATCAATTTCAGATGCTAGAGATAATATTTTAAATATTTATCAATTAATATGTAATGACTTAAGGAATTTATTCTTAAGAGTATGGTAGGTGATAAAATGTTTAAAGGATTAATATTATTAATAGTATTAGATATAGTATTAGGATCATTAGCATCAATAATAGATAAAACTATTTATTCAACTATAGGAATAAATGGATTATTAAGAAAATTTGCTATAATAATAACAGTAATAACTTTAAACTTTTTTGATACATATGTATATTTAAACTGGAAAGACTATTTACAATTAAATATTGATATATTAGATGAATTAAATATAAGCAATTTATTTTGTTTATTGTTTCTATGTTTTGAATGTTTATCATGTTTAAAAAATTTAAATAGATTAAAATTACCAATACCTGCACCGTTACAAAAATTTTTAAATAAATTATTATATGAATTAACTAATGAAAGTAATAAATATAAATAATAAATACTATAAGACGTAAACATTCGTTAACTTACATTTCTTTTCCAAAATGAAATATTTCGAATGTTTACGTCTTATATAAGTTATAATAAGAGGTGATATTTATGAATAATAAATTAATTAAATGTAATCATACTTTTTATATAAAATCATGTAAATATTGTAAAATGAAATTTAAACAATATAAACCTTTTGAATCTTATTCTTTTTCAGAATTTTATATTAAGAATCAGAAAGAAATAGAAAAATTAAACTCTAATGGATAATATAATCCATTAGAGTTATTTTTTATTATCCTGTATATACTTTCATACCATTAGAAACGTTATATACTTCTACACCATTTACTTGTCTTACATCGACTCTACAATTACCATCAGCATCTCCATTCCAGTTATTTAAAATATTATTCATATTATCATTTAAACTTCTAATTCCTGATACATTAGATGCAACTCCTGATAAATTATCTTTAACTTCTGTTAATCTGTATACTATATTATTTTCTCCACCAGCTGTATAAATTTTAGCAGATATATCTTTTATATTAGTATTAATATTATTTAAAGCTGTTTCTATTCCATCAAATTTAGTATTTAAATAACTTATTTGTCTTACTAATTCATACATCATGTCAGTATTTCCATATTGATTATTTTCTCTAGTTGTCATGTTAGGTGTTTTAGTTGTATCTGGACTTATATTTGGATCGTAATTACCATTAAAACAATCACCTAAAGTTTTTGATGCTATTGATCCTTTAGTTGTTGAAATAATATTATTATTAGAATCTCTTAAATAAGTTGATGTATTTTGACACAAAGTATTTAAAGCTTGATCTGTATTACTAGTCATATTATCATCTCCTTAATTAGTTACATCATATTCATACATTTCTTGATTCCATATTGTAATACCTGAACTAAATAATGCTTCAATATCATTTCTTGCATAAGTAGGCATTGTGGAATAATTCTTTATATTTAAATCACCTTGTATATATGTGTATGTATCTCTATAAGGTACTTCATTAGTGGTTTCTTCAACTGAGTAACCATATCTACTAAAGAAAGTATCTACTCTTTTAATATCTTCTAATGATACTAATTTATTATACAAACAAAAAGTATCACTTGTATTTCCTTTTGGTAAACAACATGCATAATTTGATACATTACTTCCTGTGGAACCATATTTAGAATTACTTCTTCCTATACTTCCTGATATATCAGTAGCTTCTTTAACTAATGTTCCTACACTTCTAACTACATCCATTCTTTGTGAAAGTAGATTACTTTGATATCCAGCCATAGACATTTCATCATTATTAGAATTTACAGGTCTATATTGAGGACTAAATGTTAGATTTTTATAATCATCATTAGTATTTTTTTCATCATCATTTTCTACCTTAGGCATAGCTTTTTTAGTAATATCTGAATACAATTTACTTTCGGCTGCTTCAGTGGCTAATTTTATTACATTAGAACTTATATTGTCTGCTAATGCTACATATCCTGCTTTACTAGTATCATTACATACTGTTACTGGTTTACTATATTTTATATGTAAGCCTTCACTAAATGGAGTTAAAGATTGTCCTGCATAAGAAATAGGGCAACAGAATAAATCTGTAGTAGGTGCATTGTCTACAAATACTCTAAATTGAAATTTTCCAGCAGTATAACCATTTAATAATGATGGATTATATTCTCGTGTTTCACTACCATTAGTTAATACTACTTTATAATATTGCTCGCTAAAACATTTTTTATACTTAGGTGTATATGCATTATGATAACTTTCAACTTTATCTAATGTTATAGTATCAATTAATGTAAATACTTGCGTATTTGAAAGAATATCTTGTGTAAATTTTTCTCTAAATGCAAATCCTTGATAATCTGCTGTTGTAGAATATTTAAAACCAGAGTTTTTAAATTCTTTAGTTTCTATTTGATGAAGTGCTTTAGGAGCCATATATAATTCTCCAGTAACATTAGTATAACCTAATGCATTTAATTGAGATATTAATTCTACTATATCATCAATATTATCAAATACATATGTAACTCCTGCATTCGGAATACCAGAATAATAACTTCCTTCTGTTATTGGATCATATACATCTGCTATTTTACTATTTATTAAATTAATTATAGTACTATCATCAGTTTGTATATAAACTTTAGCTAATACTCCTGATAACATATAGATATATTCTCTATCTCCCCCTTGAAATACATCAAATTTAGCATCAGATTGAATAGATTCATATATATAATCAGTAGTAACTGTAGGTTCTGGTAAGTCATAATAATTAGAATTATCTTCGCTTTCTGTTACATGTCTTCTTTTAACGTAACCGCTAAGTTTCATATCATCTCTCCAAAAAGTAGAAAATATATCTTCTTCAATTGTTATAGAAGATACTCCAGCATTTACATAACCAAATCCAGTTATAAAAAAATAATGATAAAATGGTTGTCCTAATATAGTATTTATAGGACTTCTACTTGAATCACTACCTTGCGTATACCATCTTCCATATCCAAAACTCATTATTCTATCATGATCTACATTAGCTGTATTAATATTTATTGTATTTGCTTTTATCATTGTACAATCATACATTCTTATTCTTACATTACCTTTAGATGCATATGTATTTAGATAACTATTTGTAAATCTATTTCCATCATTTTTAGTAAACGGAACGTTAAATAATTCTACAGTTATTAAATCTTGCATAGTTTCACTCTCCTTATTTAATAAATTAGAGGATAATCATAATGATTATCCTCTTTATATTTATAATTTATTATTCCAAAGTATCTACTTCAGTTCTATTATATAGATAAACTCCATTAGCAAAAGAACATAGAGAATATGATTGCCATAGATGTCTGAAGTAATTATTTTCTAAAGTCTTACCATTATAAACAGATTCAGTTCTATTTAGAGTATCTCTTACTTGTAGGAAAGCATCATCACATAGAACTGCCTTTAGAGAATATTTATAAATCTTATTATCATTTTCTTTAACAAAGAATACACCACTCTTACCAGTAGAATGATACTTAGTACCAATAACTAGATCATTAATATCTGTATCATCTTTCTCACAACTACCAAAATCATTTAGATAAGTAGTAGATCCTAGCCATGTAGCTTTATCAATATTAAAAGCATTAGCAAGAACTTCTACATCAATCTTAGATGCAATATCAGCAAGAATCAATAGATTTAATGCACTACCTTCAGTAAATGTAACTCTAGGTGTAGAATTAATTGTTTTACCTGTAGGTGGTACAAGAGTCTTAGCATAAGCTGAATAATTGTTATATTCAGTACTAGGGAAACCCATCATAATACCTGTAGCTCTAAGTGTTTCAGTTAGTTCTGTTGAATAATCATAGTCAGTTTCTGATGGTAGTTCTAGACAAATAGCACAAGATTCATCTCTGCTAAAATCTTGACCAATAAGATTTTTAGTTTGTTCAAACTCAAATATCTTTTCACCATTATAAAGTGATGATACAATACCTTCTACAAAACTACCCATTGATTCCCATGAAGTAAATGCTTTAACTAGCATTGGTTCATTAACTTGTACATCAAATCTTTGAGTAGAATTCTGTGAATAATAAAGAATTGCAATATCTGGGTCATCAGCAAGGAAAGGACTAATTTCTTTCTTATTAGGATCCTTACCAGAAGATTCATATTCATGAGCTTTAGCAGGATTAATATGAGCATGTTCTACAAACATTCCTGCTGGCATTGCACCTTTCTTAAATTTAGAAAGTGGATTATCAAAAAGCTTAGTCACAACAATTGTTTCATATACTTTATTAATCATTTGTGTAACAAAACTATTCATTAATTGACTATTATTTAATATTTCTGGTCCTACATCTTCAATTCTATCAATAGGTTTTGTATATCCAAGATCATACATAGCTCCTTGGACAAGAGCCTTAATAGTTTGATTATTCATATATCATTTCTCCTTTATTTTAAGTCATTATTTTCTTTAGCTATCTTAATAATATCTTCATTAGTAATTTTACCTACTGGTTTATTTACTGTAGATGATATATTATCTTGAACTGGCTTATCAATTAGATGTTTAGCTATTAGTGATTGTGCTTCTTCAAGTTTGGATTGTTTTAAATCTAATGTAGCTTTAAGAAGATCATATTCACTTTTAATACTATTAATTTTAGCCTCAGTTTCAGCTTTCATTTGTTCAATGCTATCAAAATATTGATCTATTTCATCAAATCCTGAAGCCTTTGTAACTGGATCTTCAATAGTATTTCCGTATAGTTCTTTTATATACTCTCTATTAATTTCCATATTATCACCTCATATTATTTATTCCATATCGATTTCGTAATTACTATCATTTATATCAGTCCAATCAACACCTTGAACTACTTTACATTCTAAATTTATATTCCATTTATCATTAACTTCTTTACAAAAATCTAATCTTGGTTTAATATACTGATATTGAAAAATATCATATTTCTCACAATTATAATTTATTTCATCAGTTAATAGACGTTCTCTCTTTTCTTCTACATCTTTAATTCCTAAAGTTAAATAAAAATCTTTTATAATAGTTTCTTTATAATCTTGCAAATCTTTTAATGATGATGCATTAATATTTAAATTAAGAACATCTGCAAATGGTTTTTCTGACCCATTAATATCCTTTTCTGGATCTATAAATAAAACATCAAAATTTTGTATTTGATCCGCTATAATTTCATTATTTAATAAATCTTTATCATTAGTATTAAAAATATATGGTTGTTTTAATTTTCTAGCAATAGAATATCTTGTTACATCTATTTCAGCTAATTGTTCTGCATATAATTTAATATCTAATATATTGTTTATACCATATGGATAAGCATTTCTACAAAAACAAAAATCTTTAATATCAGTTAAATTTTTAGTAAATCCCCAATCAGTATAACAATTACCTTTTACAGGTTCACCATAAATATTAAAATAACTACTACAAAATCTAGTAGATAAAAGTGAATTACTTGATTCATTATAGAAAAATACAGCAAATCCATCCATTGCTAAAGCATTTTGAAAGTAACGCATATTTAAAGTTTGTGTTAAAGGATTATTGTCATTATAGTGCCAACAAAATCTTGATTGTAATACACTATTTAGTACTCTTATCCATTTAGCTTTAAATTGTTCTCTCATAATACTTATATCTCTTGTTCTCATTTATTTAATTCACCTCACTTAAAATAGGGTATTTAAAATACCCTATTAGTCATATGTCCATAAATTCATTCTACACATTAGACCCATCCAGAAAATATCTTGTCTATCTTCAAATGGTATTTCTTTAGTTTTATCTCTTCTCCAATGGAATAGTATACCTGTACGTCCTTGACTACTTCCAAATTCTTTCCAGAATGAACCAAATTGATTTAAATAATCAATAGAAAAACTTTCATTATTACCTAAATCAGTCATTTGTTCACAAATAATATATGCTCCTGTTAAATCACCTAATGGTTCTTTATCTGAATTACTATCTTTTAGTTCAATATAAGTATCAAAATCATCACTAAAGTTAAAATCAAAACCACCTATACCGCCTACAATTTGTAAAGTTTTTAAAAACGCATTATTTTCTAAAGCTGTTATTCTTGTTTCATGATTATTTATTTTTCCTTCGCAAACTCCTAAACGTGCTTTAATACTCGTAATATCTTCTGTGATAGATTCAACTTTTGTTTTTAAATTTTCAACACTAACTTTTAATTCATTAAATGATGTATTTAATGATTCTATAGATTGTTTTATATTTGTAATGTCTGTTTTAATTGTTTCTATATCAGTTTTTATATTATTTATATCTTCATTAGCTGTAGTTAATAAATTATTTAAATTATCTACTTCATTATTTAATGAATCAATCTTTTCTTTTAAATTATTAATTTGTGTTTGTAAACCTGAAGTATTTGATTTAATTAAATCATTTAATATTTTATCTTGTTCATCCATAGCTATTTTTAAATTTTTTAAATAACTATATAAATTTTGTATACTCTTTTCTAAAGTATCAAGAGTATCTTTATTACCAGCTTCTAATTCTATATTATTTATTCTATCTATTACTTTAGATAAATTTTCTAGTAACCATACTATTGGTTTAAAATTAGTAGATAATAATACTTTTCCTTTATAAGTATTCTGTTCAGCCATTTTTTATCTACCTCCTAAGATTGAATTGGTGTTTGTACTTCAATTTTCTTAATAATAAATCTTGGATTTTTTAAAACAGTATATAATTCTAAATATTTTTCAGTAGATAAATCGCTAGGAATATTTTCTAATTTATAATTAATATCTAAGAATGTTTCTGTTTCTTCTCCATTCCATAATGAAAGTATCTTATAAAAATTACCTTCACTTTCTGAAGAAAATTTAGTATCACTTAATATACTTGAATCAATATCTTCTGCTGCAGTAGTAGATGTATAAATAATTCTTAATGTGCTATCTGCAGTTAATAATATAGGTTCTGTAAAAATTATTTTAACTGTACTTTCCCATCCAAAAATATCTGTATTTAAGCATAAATTATTATTGGAATCTAATACAGATGATTGTTTATTTATTACTTCATCTAATGTTAATGGAGTATCTAAAGATTCTGACCATTGACTATCAGTAAAAAGTAATTTTTCTTTATAATTATCATAATTACTAGAATCATAAAGAATATAATTTTTTGTATCACTTGATATAATCATATTATCTTTAATATAATTAATTTGATCCCATATATTATTTATATTAGTT